GTTACTAACGACGATGCTGACGACGATAATGATTTTTTTCAGCTAGTCAAAGAAGGCTTCAAGTACGAATCAGGCAAGCAGCTTGCATTCAACATGAGGTTCAAAACCAATGACGCAACTCAAACGGACATCGTTGCTGGTTTGCAGTTAACGGACACTAGCCCGTTGGACGTAACCGATGGGATCTTCTTTTTGAAGTCTGATGGGGCAACAACTGTCACGTTTATTGTTGAAAAAGACAGCACGCAATCTACTTTAGATTTGCCTAACGCATTAGCCGACGACACTTTTATGACTGTAGGGTTTGTATATGACCCCAAGGACCAAAAGTTTCATGTGTTCCAAAACAATGTTTTGGCTGGCACAGTGGTAAGCACAAACGCGCCTGACAACGAAGAGCTGGCTCTGTCGTTTGGCATTCAGAACGGTGCTGCTGCTGCAAAAACTTTGACCGTCGATTACATTGGCGCTCACAAAGAACGCACTGCGGTTACTGAACTTTAAACAGGAGGTGAGATATGGCTGATGCTGTAGCTTCCCAAACGATACAAGACGGAGAGCGAACCGCAGTAATGCGGTTCACTAACGTCTCTGATGGCACTGGCGAATCTGCGGTCAAAAAGGTGGATGTATCTGCCCTAGCCGCTAACTCAGCAGGGCAAGCGTGTACAGAAGTTCACATCCAACGCATTTATTGGATGACTGTCGGCATGAGTGTCAAGTTGGAGTTTGATGCGACATCAAGCGTCTTGTTGACACACATCCCGGCAGATGCAACGGGCGATGAGTATTACGATAACTTCACGGCTATTCCAAATAATGCTGGTAGCGGCAAAACTGGAGACATTGACTTTACCACGGTAGGTCACTCCAGCGGCGACAGTTACATGATTATCCTTGAGATGATCAAGAAGTACGATTAGGAATTGTTGATGGCATTTTTTCGAGCTGGCCAAGGTTTTGACCCTTACTCGTATGGCGGAATTGGCGGTTTGTTTGGCGGCATGGGCGGATTTAACCCGTACCAACAAATGCCAAGAATGGGCGGCGGTTTTTTCGGCGGCTTTATGCCAAGGTTTAAGCGTAGGGCAAGACCAGCCATGCCAGATTACTCTGGTCAAATAACCAGTTTGGAAGAAAAGATCAAGGCGCTTCAAGAGCAGTTAGCTGCAAGGCAAACTGGTTCTGCTATGCCAGCCTCTATGCCAGCCTCTATGACAGAAACTAGACCGACCACGGCTTCAAGCTTGATCCCTCAAGTCGATCCAGTGGCTCTCAAAGAGCTGCAAGATCGCGTAGCTGGCTCTGTAATACCAACCCCTAGGCCAGCGCCAGCTATTCCTATGCCGGGACCATCAGGCATGGAAGGCTTAGGTTTGGATCTTGCCGAAATACCGATGGGACGCGGAAGAATGGGTGGAGGGAAAACCATGGTAAAACCTTCATCGATTGAAAGAATTATGCCTATGCCAAAGCCAATGCCAGAAATGCCAAGTTTCCCTATGCCACAAGTAGATCCCATGGGGCGCGTAGCAGCGCCACTGACTAGAGGTCCGGTTAACGTAGCTATCAACAGTCCAAAGTTAGGAATTGGAAGATTAGGCGGAAGGATGATGAGATAATGGCAAAAGAAAAGATAAACAAAGTAATCAAAGGCTTGAGGAAAGCCAGCAAAACCCACGCGCAACAGGCAAAAACTTTAAGCACGATTAAGATGAAAGAAGGTGGCAGCATACCTGATAACGTCAAAAACCCTTCGCTTTATTCAAAAGCTAAAGCTAAAGCTAAAGCAAAATTCGATGTTTATCCTTCAGCCTACGCCAACGCTTACATGGTTAAAGAATACAAAAGAATGGGCGGCAGATACGCGGCTGAAGGCGGAGCAATAAGAAAAAACGGTGGAGGCGATGTGTCACTAAAAGAAATACCAAAAGGCAACAAAGGCCTTGGCAAGTTGCCTACTAAAGTTCGTAACCGCATGGGTTACATGAACGGTGGCGGCACGGTGAACAAAAACATCACAATGGTGCAAGGCCGTGGTTGTGGTGCGATTGACCCTAGCAAACAAAAAAAGACTAGAGTGCCTAGAACCTAATGAGTCTTAAAGATTGGTTTGGTAAGGGATCAAAAGGTGACTGGGTTGACATTGGCGCTCCCAAGAAGGATGGCAAGTTTCAGGCATGCGGAAGGTCTTCTGCAAAAAAATCAAAACGCAAATACCCCAAGTGTGTGCCAAGATCCAAGGCAAACCGAATGTCTAAAAGCCAAATTGCGTCTGCGGTTAAACGCAAAAGATCCAAGCGGCAAGGCGTGGGCGGCAAGCCGACTAACGTCAAAACATTTGCAAGCAGCGGTGGTATAATCAGCAACCAATCGAACATGGGTTTGTTCGGAAGACAGTAGGAGTCACTATGAAGAAGAGAATGCAAAACAAAGGCGGCACTGTGAAGATGGCCCGTATGATGAATAAGGGCGGCACTATCAAAACGCCTCGCATGATGAAAAAAGGCGGAGTCGTTAAAAAAGTGATGATGAATAAGGGCGGAACCGTCAAAAAGAAAAGATAGGTAATGGCTTATCTTCAGTCCAACATTCCCTACTTTAAATGTTGGGTTCGCAAAGAGTACACGCACAATCACGAAAAATACCACGGTGAATTTATTCACGCGATGGCGGTGGCGGTTACAACCATGCCAACGCGATGCCTTTCGTTTCAGCTGATATTTACTGGCGCTGAAGTGGACACAGTAGAAGAGAACGTCCATGGCGGAGCCATGTGGGCAAGAATGCCGATTACTGGCTTAGCTGCTGATTCTGACTATGAAGGCTGGCCAGAGCCGATGCCAGTTTGGGCAGCTCAGCCTTGGGACTGTTCATCTCACAATCATTCGGTTTATGTCATTGATCGAGCAACGCCTTGTCCATGGCTTGCCAAGATTGATGGCGAGTTTTATCCAGCAAAATATTATTTTACGGTTGACTATGCTGAGAACGAAATCGCAGACGATCCAGCGCAGCACAAACAATCTCATGTTTTAGAGCTGCTAGATGCTGGTAAGTGGACGGGCAATATTGTTGCACTCCCAAACAACAGAGTGCGAGTCACACACCCAGCTTGGTTTACTGTTGGCGAGGGTGCGCCAGACTTTAAGCCTTCCCAGCACATCCACTACTCAAAAAGCGAACTTGATTATACATTGGATGTGAACAAGGTTTTTGATAACCTGTATGTTCCTGAAGAGCCTGAAAAAAAGAAAAGGCGTAAAAGGAAAAAATAATGGCGGTAAGTGGCAGTAAAGATTTTGAACCTGATGTAGCAGAGTACATCGAAGAAGCGTTTGAGCGTTGTGGCTTAGAGCTTCGTACGGGTTACGACCTAAAGACCGCACGCCGCAGTATAAACTTGATGTTGGCAGAATGGTCTAACAGAGGTTTGAACCAGTGGACTGTCAAGCAAAAAACTGTTTCCATGGTGAAAGACACCAAGACGTACAACATTGACTCTACCAACGCTACCGCTCCGATTGATGTTCTAGACGCTTTTGTTAGAGAGTCGATTGGAGGCAGTGATGTAGACATGCCGATTAGCAGAATCAATCGCGCAGAGTACGCAAACATAACGAACAAAAGCACCACAGGCAAACCAAACCAGATATTTGTGGACAAGCAAATAACACCAACGATTTCGGTTTGGCCAGTGCCTGACAAGAATTCTACTTATGTAATACACATGAACGTCTTGACTCGAATGGACGATGCTGACGCAGCAACCAATACCATGGACGTGCCATTTCGGTTTTACCCATGTTTCACCGCTGGGCTTGCATATTACATAAGTTTGAAAAAATCGCCTGAAAGAACTGGTGTGTTGAAAACCTTGTACGAAGAAGAATTTGAAAGAGCCATGTCCCAAGATCAGTCTAGGGCATCGTTTAGAATTTCACCAAATCTTGGCGGGTATAACTCGGCTTAGTTATGGCATTTGCAAGCGGCAAACATGCGTACGGAATCTGTGACATAACAGGGTTTCGTTACAAGTTGCGTGATATGAAAAAGACATGGGACGGCTTGTTGGTTGGTCCAGACCAATGGTCACCAAAGCACCCTCAGCTTCAGCCTAAACCGCACAGGCCTGATCCAGAAGCTTTGAGAAATGCGAGGCCAGATACACAAGATGATAATAATGCCTTTGTGGTGTACACAAATGTGCAAAGTGGTATACTTGGGACCAAACTAGATACCTACGAAATTACAGTGGGTCTAGGCGAGGTAACCATAACGACATGAGTTTCACACTGGCAACTTTAAAAACGGCTATTCAGGACTACCTTGAGTGTACTGAATCTTCGTTTGTTACAAATCTGCCCACTTTTATCAA